CCAGCTTCGACAGCGGATACCTTTATCCAATCTACGAAGACGAAGTTCTCCCGGGCGACAGCATGAACTTAAAAATGCAAGCCTTCGTACGGCTTGCAACACCAATCGTCCCGGTAATGGATAACCTCCACGTGGACACATTCTTCTTCTTCGTACCCTACCGTCTGGTATGGAACAACTTCGTAAAGATGATGGGCGAACAAGACAACCCCGCAGACTCCATCAGCTACACCACGCCGCAAAAAGTATCACCCGCCGGCGGATACACAGTGGGCAGCCTCGCAGATTACTTCGGCCTTCCCACAGTAGGACAAGTACTCGGCGGCAACACCGTAACGCACAGCGCGCTCTATCACAGGGCATACGCGCTTTGCTGGAATCAGTGGTTCCGCGACGAAAACTTACAAAACAGCGTAGTGGTGGACAAAGGCGACGGACCCGACACAACGACCAGCGCCGTCCTACTCAAACGCGGCAAGAGAAAAGACTACTTCACAGGCGCACTTCCGTGGCCGCAAAAAGGCGCGACCGCAGTCAGCCTTCCACTTGGCACCAGCGCAATCGTCAAAACGAACCCCACAAACCTCTTTACCGGGGCGCAAACACGATTGAAAATGCTGAATCAAACCGGAGCAGCGCTTGGCAACAACACGCTGAATATCTACAACGCAGGCGACGTGGGAACCTCCACAACAGGCTCGCCGCCAGAAGCCGCAGGCGCATACCCTTCCAACCTATACGCCGACCTCAGCACGGCAACCGCCGCAACAATCAACCAAATCAGGCAAGCTTTCCAGACGCAACGCTTGCTCGAAAGAGACGCACGAGGCGGAACACGCTATACCGAAATCGTACGCAGCCACTTCAAAGTAATCTCACCCGACGCACGACTCCAACGGGCCGAATATCTTGGGGGCAGTTCCTCCCCCATCATCATTTCGCCCATTCCACAAACCACACAATCCGGGCTCACCGGCGGAACAACACCACTTGGAAATCTCGGAGGCGTCGGCGCAGGGCAAACCGGAACAGGCTGGACACAAGCCTTTACGGAACACGGATTAATCATCGGCCTCGCATCCGTCCGCGCAGACCTCAACTATCAACAAGGCTTACGCAAAATGTGGTCACGGCTCACAAGGCTCGATTACTACATGCCGGTGCTTTCGCACCTCGGAGAACAAGCCATTCTCAACAAAGAAATCTACACCGATGGCTCCGCAGCCGACAACAACGTCTTCGGCTACCAAGAACGGTGGGCAGAATACCGCTACCACCCAAGCAAAATCACGGGACTCTTCAGGAGCACCAGCGCGGGAACAATTGACATCTGGCACCTCGCACAAGACTTCGCCACGCTGCCAACTCTGAACGCAACATTCATTGAAGAAACACCGCCCGTTGACCGCATCGTCTCCGTAGGCGCAGCAGCAAACGGCAAGCAATTCCTCGGGGACTTCTTCTTCCAAATACGCAAAGCACGCCCGATGCCGCTCTACAGCGTTCCCGGCATGATTGACCACTTCTAGGACACAAGATGAACATACCAACCGTATCAGGCTTCGGATTCTCCGGCCCCGATTGGCTCGGATACAACGTCATGCGACACGACGCAAAAGAGGACTGGCAAAAAGAAGCCAACTTCTCAGAACGCATGGCAAGCACACAATGGCAACGCGGGACCGCCGATATGCAAGCCGCAGGCATAAACCCAATGCTCGCCATCAGTCAAGGCGGCGCAGCTGCGCCTCACGCACCAGCAACACGCGGTGTTGCGCCCCCGGCAGCAAGCAGCAACACCACACTACAAACCGGCGCGGCAACAGAACTACTCCGCGCCCAAGCGGAGAAAACACGCGATGAAGCCGCAGAAGTCAGAGCGAGGACACCAACCCATGAAGCACACATCAACCTCACCCGGCAACAAATCGATGAATCGCTCGAACGCATTCAAGACCTCAGAGCGTCCGTACAAGAACGCACGGCCAGCGCTTCGCGCCAATATCAACAGGTCGAAAACCTTAAGACCGAAATCCCTCGCATTCGGATGGATACCACCCGTCTCATGGAACAAGCGAGGAACCTAGCCGCAAGCACAACCGTTCACACCGCACAGGAAAAGGAGATACAACAACGCCTCCGGGCAGACCTGCCGAACCTCGAAAAGCTACACCGCGAACTTCAAATCCAACTAGAGCGCATCCAGCTCCCCGGACGAGAACTCGACGCGGACACACGCGAAAGCTTCACAGGAATACTAGGAGCCTACGCGAGAGCATTACAACCGTTCGCAGCACTACTAGGCGGCGCAGTAGGCGGCGGACTTTACCTCCGCAACAAGGGACCAGAAACAACCGGCACCATCATCCACCGCGGCGAACGCGGCGGACCCACAATTCACAGGAGATAGTCATGAACCAACGCGACAAGGACATTATCAAAACCCACTTCGGCCTCGACTTTCCCGACGAACCCACAATCCGCTTAAATACGGGATACAACATCAACGGCAACGCATGGAGCGAACGCAGCGCACTACATTGCAAAGACAAGACGCTTGCCCAACAGCAATTCAAGGACGAATGTGACATAAACGTCCTGTTCTCGCGCTACCTCGAAACCGGAGAAATCCCGCAAGTAATGGACGGACTCACCTACGGCAACTTCGAAGGAGTCTTCGACTTCCAAAGCGCCATGAACGCGGTACGCACCGCCGAAGGACTGTTCTCACAGCTACCAGCACGCATAAAAAACCGGTTCGACAACGACCCGCAGAAGATGCTAGACTTTCTGCACGACCCGGAAAACCGGGACGAAGCCGAGTTTCTCGGCTTAATCAAACAGGAGCCTGACGATGCACCCCGAACTACAACACCTGCTGAAGGAGAGCCGCAAACGCAACAGGGAACTGTTGGAACTCAACAAGCTACGGGACCAGATCAAAAAACAAAAACAACCTGACCCGAAAATGCTCGCGCTCGTTGACCAAGAAATCAAAGCACGCGACCTCTAAAACGGGTCAGTGGGCACCATTGAATCAAGTACAATGGTGCCCACCCCCTTAACAAGGAGAGCCAGATGAACCCCCTCAGACGTAACCCGCAGAACCGCTCAGGCGCCGCCAGGCGCTTCAACAAGCGGTCACAGAAGACCAAAGCAGCCAACCTGCAAGGCCTCGCTCGAGGCGGCTGGAGACTGTAGAAAACCGGGGCAGGCCCCTTACGGCCATAAGACCCCGGCCTCCCGCGGGAGAAACGAGAAATGCCATGCTACTACCCGCTACAAGCATATCAACCGAGCAAAAACTCCCGCGTAGAAATTTACGCGCGAGAGCAAAAAGACCTTTTCAAAAGCCGTCCCGGTAAGCATTTCACCGTCCCCTGCGGGAAATGCAGCGGCTGCCGCCGCACACAAGCACTAAACTTCGCCACGCGATGCATGCATGAAGCATCGCAACATGAATACAACTCATACGTTACGCTAACGTATGATGACAAACACCTACCGCCTGACCTGAGCCTTAACCATGAACACTTCATCACGTTCATGAAGAAACTTCGAAATCGGCTTGGCAGAGAAGGACAGAGCGTAGTCTTCGACGCAAATCCAAACGTCACCATTGCATGCAGTTATGCGACTTCGTCGCATCGTTTAATACCGCAAATTCAAATACCGTACGCAATTCCGCCACGATTCTACATGGGCGGAGAGTACGGCACACTATACGGAAGGCCACACTATCACGCACTACTATTCGGAATAGCCTTCCCGGACAAGACATACCACGGACGCACAAAAGCCGGAGCAAAAATATACAGGTCGCACACACTCGAACGACTCTGGACGCGCGGATACAGCAGCATAGGCGATGTCAGCTTCGCAAGCGCAGCATATATCGCACGCTATGTAATGAAAAAAAGAACAGGAGATGGAAATAAGGAAATGTACGAAATCATTGACCCAGAAACAGGAGAAATCTACTTCAAAAAGAAAGAATATAACCAGATGAGTAGAAATCCCGGACTAGGGAAAACATGGTTCGAAAATTACCATGAAGACTATATACACAACGACAAGATAAGACTTAAAAACGGACAGGAAGTAAAACCACCGCGCTATTACGATAAACAACTCCGGCGACTAGACCGAGCACTCTACGAGCACACCAAGCATGCGCGAGAGTTAGAACAAATCGCGCACGCACACGATAACACACCCGAACGACTCGCTGTTCGGGAAGCAGTAGCAACAGCAAAAGCGAGACTTCAAACCCGTAACCTAGAATAGGAGCCTGCAATGGCCAAACTAGTACTAGTAGCAGTAAGAGACCGACAACTCAACGCCTTCGGCCAAATCTTCGTCTATCAAAGCCGAGGGCAAGCAATACGCGCCTTCGGCGACGAAGTAAACCGTAAAGACAACGAGCTGAACAAACATCCCGAGGATTACGAGATGTACGAAATCGGAACCTTTAACACCGATGACGGGATGCTAGAGCAAGACAAGCCGCAGCAAATCGCAATCGCAACCAACCTCATCACAAGGGAGTAATCATGTCATTCCGCGTACCAGCACAGAAAAACCGCTCCGTCGATGCACACAAATTCAGCATGATTCCGAGCGCGGAAGTCCCGCGCTCAAGCTTCGACGTACAGACCGCACACAAAACCAGCTTCGACAGCGGATACCTTTATCCAATCTACGAAGACGAAGTTCTCCCGGG